ACTCGCAGACGATCAACGGGTGAGCCGAGGAGACACCGCAGACGGTGGCGTAGAAGGTGTCGGTGATGGACGCCCAAGTGCCGTTGGTCCGGTTATAGGCGTCGAAGCCGAGATAGTCGACATAGGCATCGCCGGGGTACTGGCCCAGGGCCGGCGAGAAGCCGCCACCCTCGGCCGGGCACCATACCCACTTGACGTTCGTCGCTCCTGCGGCCACGAACAGCGAATGGATGTGTTGCCAGGCGGCGACGAACTGCGCCTCTGTCCAGACAGACGGGGAGGCCCATGGGTACCAGTTGCCGTTGAACTCATGGGCGAATCGGACGAGCAGGTTGGATCCGCAGGTGGCCGCGGCGGTGGCCCAGGTCGTGATGTACGTGTCCCACACGCCCGCGGTGATGTCGGTCAGGTCCACGATGGGAGTGACCGCAGCGCCGTTGGCCACGGATCCCGTGCCGGCGATGAGGGTGAGCCCACCGACAGTGAACGTCCCGGCCGAGTAGGTGCAGGTCGTGTACCGGATGGTCACAGCGTTGGCGCTCGAGCTGGCCAGTTGGCACGTCCCGGCCGTCCCCGGTACGAAGTAGTGGCCGCTGGCAGCTGTGAAGGTGAGGGTAGAGGGGAGGGATGCCACGTTCGAGATGGCACCGCTCGTGAGGGAGCCGGGGTTGCCACCGATACTCGGCTGCCAGGTGAGCATCGGAGTGGCTCCCACACCTTGCGCTGCGGTGACGGCGGAAGTTGGGAAGGGTGATCCCCCAGGAAACGTCGCTGCGGACAATCCCCAGGTGTAGAACCCGTTGACCACTGAGGGGTTGGCCCCGGCGTCGGCGACATAGGTGGACAGGGCCTCGTAGGGGAAGCCACCCCAGTTGAGCACCGGGGCGGCTGTCACAGCCAGTGAGACGATGGGCGAACCCTGCTCGGAGTCGATCCCGGGCGTCGCCGTGAAGTTGGGCTGGCCCGGGGCGGTGTAGTAGGTGGTGAAGGCCGAGTAGGCCCACGTCGAGGTCTGGCCACCGGTTTCGGTGATCTGGACATAGGCGCGGTAGGTGTCGCCCTCGGGGAGCAGCGTGGGGCAAACGGCCTCAAAGGCGAAGGCGTCGGCCACCACGCCCGTGTCCCATTCGCTCGGGCCGATGTCGGGCGTCGCTCGGCCGTCGCCGTATTGGCTCGAGTTGAGGACGATCACCCGGTAGGAGGTCTGCTGCGGGGTCGTGGAGGCCGCAGTGCCAGCTCCGAAGGGGATTGTGGGGAGCCATGCGACAGTTCCATCGACGAAGGCGGTGCCTGGCGTGGTACCCCACGTCGGGGCCGTCGATCCGGAGGTGCCGGCGACGACGCACTCGTAGATATAGCCAGTTGAGGTCGACGGTTGGACCTGCCGCCCGGTCGCATACGCATGGCTCGCCTGCCAGACGGGCACCGGATACGACGGAGTGGGCAGTCCTGGCGCCCAGGCGACCGTGGGAAGGGCGGTGGTGACGGTTCCGCCCGGAGCGGTCACCGTGACCGTAGGGGCGGCCTGAGCGGTCACGGTGATGTCAGGGCAGAACGGGCCGGTGCCATTGGCATCGACCGTGGCGACCGAGATGTTGTAGATCACCCCGTCTTGGAAGGCTCCCGGGAACATTGAGACGTCGGAGATGGCCGAGGAGTTGGTGTATGTGCCCGTCTGCCATGCGTTCGTAGCGGCGTTCCAGAACAGATAGTTGGCGGCCCCGGCGATCTTCGCCCGGAGGAGGTAGCCCGTCTGCGTGAGGCCGACCGCGGCAGGGTTGTAGCTCCACGCGACGACGGTCTCGTCGGTGCCGGTCCCAGCCAAATCGGCGTAGGTGGCATTGACCGGCGAGGTGATCGTCGGTGCATAGGAGACCGGGGCAATGACCCCGCCAACGGCAATCGGCATCTAGCAGCCGATCGCGATCGAGTTGATGCGGATCGTGCCTGAGGTCAGGAGGTTGAGGCCGGCACCGGCGACGGTGTTACCCGATGTGGTGCCGCCGCTCACCGTGTCGTCCTCGACCTCCACTTGGAAACTGGAGAGAGTCACGGACGCGGCGCCAATCGACCCGGCAACGAGGTTGGCGACGGTATCGCCGGGGCAGATGACGAGGCCGGTGACCGCGTTCGGGAAGGCGTGGGTCCAGGTGCAGGTGACGATGCCCCCACTGGTCGGCGTGAGCACGAAGCTCTGCGACTTGATGATCCACTGCGGGTTGGACGGCACGGCCCCGTGCAGCACCGTGTAGTCGCTCATCGTCGGGTCGTTGTTGGTGAGGGTCACCAGATCCGGTTCGGCGGCGATGTCCGAGAAGTAGGGCAGCACCTCGACGGTGAGAGTCGTGGCCACTCCCCCGACCGTGAAGGACAGGTCGTAGATCCCCGGGACCGCGTTGAAGGTGAGGTTGCCGTTCCCGTCCGTCGTGACGGGGTTGGTCTGTGCCGTGGCCTTCGTGTGGTCCGTGTAGAGCGAGGCGGGTGTCGTGGTGCCCGTCAGGTAGACGGTGACCGGGATGGACGGGCACGGTGTCCCGGCGGTGGTCAGGACTACCTCGGGGCCGTACTTTCCGGCGTAGGCGAATCCAGTCATGGTGCTCCTTTGGTTTGGATCAGTGCGTACTCCCGCTCGACCTCAGCGGCCTTGCGGATGGCGGGGTGATGACCGTGGTCCCGATGCGCCGGCCGCCAGGCAGCGTGGGCCTCCGGGGTGAGCTCGGCGTTCCAGAAGCCCCGATGGCACGGCGGGCACAGCCAGGGTGCCGACCGGCCGTTGAGCTTCACGGCGGTGAGTGTGCCGCCGCAGATGGGGCAGATGTTCATGCCGCCACTCCCGGGACTGAGGACGCCTTGAGCACCCGGCGGAGGGCCGGCAGAACGGAGTTGACGCCCGAAATGGCCGACTGCTGCACGGCTGCCGGGTTGGCCGAACCGCGAGCATCCACGCTGATCTGCACGGTCATGCCGCCACCGCCGTTGGCCAGCATCTTGCGGGACTGGACGAACTCCCCCCCGTGGACGATGGCGAGTTGCGGCGCGCCGATCGGCCCCCCGACCCACCCGCCGTCAGCGAACTTGGGGATGTCGGGGATTTTCGGGAACATGCTCACCCCGAACAAGGAGGGGTCGTGGTCATTGAGCCAGTTGATGCCCTTGTTGATGCCCCCGCCGATCGCGTTGAAGATGGCGCCGAAGGCGTTGCCGACCGACCCGGCGGCGTGTTCGATGCCGCTCACGACGCCCCGCACGAGATCCGTTCCCCAGTGATTGAGCAGCTTGAAGCCGTCCCCGAGGGCCGCGACGATCTTGGAGGGGAGGGACTTGAACCATTTGATCGTCACGTCGAAGGCGTGGGGGATCGTCTGCGTGAAGAAGTTGACCACCGGGTTTACGACGTCCCTGACGATGAACTGGTACGCGGCGTAGGCGCCCGAACTCGCATCGTCCCACCCGCGCTTCCAAAAGTTGACGAAGTGGCCGACCGCGTTCGGGATGCTGTTGTTCAGGAAGTCCTCGATGCCGCTCAAGGTCCGGCCGAAGAACCGCTGGAAGGCTTCAAGGGCGCCGCCGACATCCTTGAGGGCCCCACCGAGGGCCGCTTCCCACCGGACCCAGCCCTGCGGATCCGGTGCCTTCGGCTGGTTCTTGTTCCACGCTGCGATCTGTGAGGCCGATGCGCCGGGCGCCGGGGCACTGTCGGCCGACGAACTGAGGCCGCGGCCACCTGCGGTCGGAGCGTTGGGTCGGAGGGCGAAGAAGCTCTGGCCGATGGTGGCCGGGGTGTACCCGAGGGCGTTGGCATGGCTCAGCGCGGCGATCTCCGCAGCGGTCCGCTTGCCGGGAGCGGTGAGGTCACCGGCGAACGCCTGCGTGAGCTCCTTGAACGAGAGGGGATGCAGGGAGGCCATGGCCGACGAGACGCCCTTGATGGCCAGGCCGAGGAGGACCAGGGCACCAGCGACTAAGAGAACGGGGTTGGCGATCGAAGCGATCCCGATGGCGGCGAGCCCGAGAGCGATGGCTGTCAGAGCGTTGGTGGGGATGGCGCCCACGGCCATCGCTAGGCCCTGGAAGGCGGGAGTCAGCACCTTCATCGCCGTCAGTCCGATGGGAGCGAGCGCGTCCGAAATCTTGGCCATCACCCTCCACACGACATCGAGGGCAGAGCCGAGGAAGTTGAAGGATTGGAGCATCCCGGCTAGGAAGGCCGGGGCGAGCTTCGCGTTGTTGGTGAAGGAGTCGAGGCCCTTGCTCACTCGGTCGAACCAAGCGCCGACCATCTGCGCGGCAGTCCCGCCGAACAGCTTCAAGAAGCCGCCGAAGGCCCCCCCGATGTTGAGGATGAACCGGCCGAAATCGTCCATGATGGGCCCGACGTCCTTGGTCATGGTGCCCATGAAGGACTTGAACCCGCCGGACGCGAGGCCGCTGTCGATAATCCCGAAGAACTTGGACATGGAACTGACGGCCTGCTCAGCGAAGGGGCCGATGAGGGGGAGCGCCTTGGCTAGCGCGTTGAGGAACGAGACGATCTCCGGATTGACCTGAGTCTCGAGTGATCCGAGGAACCCGGTCGACCCATCCATGAGGGGCTTGATGGCCGCAGCGATGTCAAGGGAACCTTGGGACATGCCAGCGGTCGAGGTGCCGGCCTTCTCGGCGCTGTAAGCGCTGTAGCCGTGGAGCAGGTCGAGGACGCCGGGGAGCAGGGCGGCCACCGTGCCGGCGAGGCCGATGGATGTGCCCGCGATGGCACCACCAGTGGCCGCGCCGAGGGCACCGACGATGGGGACCAGGAGTGGGGCGCCGACGAGGCCGGCCGACAGCCCGGGACCGATACCACCGAGGAAACTCGAGATCCCCGATGATGCCTTGCCTGCCCCGCTGGCCAGAGAGCCGATGATCCCCGAGAAGAACCCGCCATCGCCGGCCGCCGCCTTGGCAGCGTCGGTGGCACCCTTGGACATGGCCTTGACGAATCTGTCGCCGACGTCGACGCCGGCCTTGTCCGCCCACTTCCGCAGGTCGTCTTCCACCCCGGAGGCGCCCTTGAACAGCACCTTGAAGGGAGAGCCTGAATACTCCGAGGTCATCTTCTGGAACAGGGAGTACTCGCCGTTCTGCATGTCTGCGGTGGCCGCTGCTCGCCACGCCTTCGCGAATGCCGAGGCCGCCGACTCCCCGGCACCTCCCGCCCCACCAAGGTCCGCTGCCCCCGACGATGCGCCGTTGAAGAAGCCACCCCCGGAGCCGTAGCTTGTGCCTCCTCCCCCGAGGGTCTTGTCGAGCCAGGACACCAGCGAGCCGGGCCCCTGGTATTGGGTCAGTCCTCCCCCACCGCTCCCCTGCCCGATCTGCGCCTGGCTGCCGAAGAGGGTCTCGGCGATGCCCGGGATCGGCCCCCACGGCAGGGCGTACCCCGCCGAGCCGCCAGCCCCACGCAGGGCGTACTCTGACTCGCGGAGCAGGCCGACCGAGAGGCGGCGCGCCTCGGCGATCTGGAAGTCGTTGAAGTCGGAGATCAGCTTCTTGGCATCGGACAGTGCCCCGCCGTTGAGCTGCTGCAAGGCCCGTGCCGCATCTCCCTCGTCCATGCTGCCGAGCAGGGTCTTGACGAGGGAGAACTGCGGGCTGTTGGCGCTGCCTGTCAGGGCGTGATTGATGGCCTCCCGGGCGACGACGGCCTCGGCCACCGCCTCGTCGGGGTTGAGCTTGACCGGGATGTCGACGGCCCGGCCAAGGGCCTCCTTCTCGGCTTCGACCTCAGCGGCCTCGACGTCGAACTCGTCGGTCTCCAACTTGACCGGCACATCGACGGCCTTCTCGAGCTCGTCCTTCTTGGCCCCGATCTCGTCAGCGTCAGCGTCGAACTTGTCACGGTCAATGGAGGCATCGACGACGATCTTCTCGTCGGAGAGCTCCTTGCCCCGTTCCTCGACCGCATCGGCGTCATCGTCGAACTCGGTCCGGTCCAGCTTCATATGGGCGGTGATCGCCCCAGCGTCGAATCCCATCAGCTCATCCCCTGCGCGGCCTTCCAAGCCGCGAGGGCTTCGGGGGTCGACACGTCGACGGGCTCAACGTCTTCCGCGTCAGGGTCGCGGAACTCTTGGTAGAGGCCCTCGAGGAGCAACCGCTTCTCGTACCATGGGAGCGCGCGTACATCGTCAACTCCCATCCCGAGCCGGCGCCGGAAGATGTAGAGGACGTTGCGCTCGTCCGCATCGCCGGCCAGGGCTTCGTAGCGGTCCTCTAGCCTTTTGGGTCGCCGCCGCCCAGTTCGTCGAGGAGCCACTTCGAGAAGGCGCCGAGGTAGCGGGGAGGGAGGTCGGCGATCTCTTCGGCGCTCGGGCAGCCGCCGCACACCGCGGTGGCGATCCGGCGCATGTCATCGAGCGCCTCCTTGGACGACTGGCCGGCCTCGGCCTCGCTGGCTGCCTTCTGCAACGCCACGATCTCGTCGAAGAAGGCCGACAGGCGCTCAGAGGTGGGCTCGGCCACCACGCCCTTCCCGGTGCAGAAGCCCTCGCCGGACTCCTTCGGCGCTGCCGTGAAGTCGAAGTCGAGCGAGGTGACCGCGTCGGCCGCCGTGAATCCGCTCACGAGTGCGCCGAGGTCGCGTCTTGGAAGGTCATCTGATTCACGTTGCAGAGGGACCGGAAGGTTGCGGTGTACGACCGCTTGGCCTTGGCCCTGCTGTACGTGGTCTTGACCGACCCGGCCGACACCATCGTCGGGATGTAGACCAGGCGCCCGAGGCCGGCCGCACTCACGGCCGTGAAGCAGATGGCGAGCTGATTGAGCGTGTCCGACAGGACCAGGCTCGACAGGCCGGGGGTGGTGCTCGTGGGGGCGATGGTGCTCACTGCGCCGCCCCCGTAGGCGAGCAGGATATTCGCCATCGTGTCCTCGGCGAATCCGATGTCGATGGACACATCCGTGGACTCGGTGGTCACCAGGATCGGAGTTGACTGCTCCTCGACCATGATGTCGTTGGTCTTGCGGGACTGGTTGATGGTCACGCCGGACTCGGTGAAACCGACAGCCACCCACGGAGTCGTCGGGGCGGTGACGAGGCCCGAGGAGGCAAAGGCCGGGGCTGCCGTGAGCGCCGGGGCGATGTATGCCTGCGCCTGGCCGACGATGACGTTGAGCGCGGTGTCAGTCATTTGCTACCTCTTCTCGACGGTCACGCCCGAGGAGACCCCGGCCGCAATCACTTGGTCTGCGGACGTGGAGGGCCCGGTGGTGCCCTCGGGCACGATGTCGTCCCACCCGTCGACCCCGGAGATGAACGCCGAGATCGGGAAGGGGCCGGCGAGCACCAGTTCCACGGTGGACGGGGCGACGGGCGCCCCGGTCACGGGAATGGCGACGGGCGGCACAGGAGGGGTCGAGTCAGGCACACGGGGAGGATTGCAAACCGGGCGCCCTCAAAGGGGACAGTTTCAGGTCGCACCTGTCGGCGTGACCACGAGGTACATCGACAGGTAGGTGGTCCGCTGCGACGCATCGCGGGACAGCCAGACCGGCGGACCGCTGGCCGGCTCGATCGAAATGACCCGGGTGTTCCCCATCTCGAGGCTGCCGCGGAGACTGGCGATGAGCGTGTGGATGCCGATGGCTGTGGCCTCGGCCGCCTCGTCGGTGGCCGCTCGCACGTAGATGTGGAGCGTGGAGTGCTCCGTGCCGCCATCGGTCGTTGGCGGCCCGCCGGGGCCGGTGGTCACCACGATCACGGCGTCCGGGTCAGGGGGGATGTAGTTGCGGAGGGCGCCCGGATAGCCGTTGGCCGCGAGCCAGGTCAGGAGGTCGTCGAGCGGGAGCGCCATCAGACGATCTTCCCGCCGCCGAGGAGGTTGACGACGGACGGGGTGAGGTCGGACTGTCGGCGTGGCCCGGCCCGGTGGGTCAGGTCCGGCTCTTTCGACTTCTTCATGGCCTGCAACATGTGTTCGGAGGCGCGGGGAATGACGGCGGCGCGGTCATAGATGGTCGAACCGTCGCTGTCCACCTTGGCCGACCCGGACCCCGTGAGCAGGAAGAACTCTCGCGGTGCCTTGGCGGCGGCCTTGGCGGTCACATCCTCCACCTGGCGGATCATTACGAAGTCAAGGGACTGTTCTTGGCCGATCGAATCTGCCCACGCCTGTGCGATCGCCGGTCCGACCTCGGTGAGAGTGCCCGTCAGATAGCCGGCCTCGCCCCCTCGGGGATGGTCGAAGGTCGGCCCGGGCTTGCCAGATGGGCCCTCGCTCATTTCGGTGGGGGTGATGACGCCGGTGTCGTCGCCCTCGTCGCCCCATCCATCGACGTAGCGCGCATAGACCTGATCGAAGTTGACCTGGCCATGGAGCATCCCCTTCCCCACCTGCCGGCGCAGCTCGGCCATGCGATCTGTGAAGTCGCTCATCGGGTGAGGGCGATCCAGCCCACGGTCGCACCGGTCATGTCGACGCCCTGTTCCACGGCCACGACCTGCCGGCCGTCGAGATGGTCGCCAATGGCCGGCTCTTCGATCATCATCACGGTTGTGGTGGTGGTGATGGTCTCGCCGTCCTTGGCGATGATGTCGCGGAGCTTCGCCCGCTTGCGGCAGACCACGGTCACGGCCGGGCCCAGGACGGGCTCACTGCTCGAGTTGAGTCCCGTGAGCGGCTCCCACTGCACCCTCTGCTTCAAGAACCGGGCGATGTTCACCGGTCAGGACGAGAAGTTGACGAAAGGCTGCGTGTGAGCGTCCCGCACCATGAACGGGGAGAGGAGTGCCGCCTGCATCCGGTCCAACTGGGACGACCCGGGGTCGCGGGCGTAGTGGACGGAGGCGCCCAGGGCCGACTCGGAGGTCACGTCCCGGTCGAAGGGGAGCGTGACGATCCGGTAGGCTTCGAGGCACACCCAGTCGACCACCTGCTCGGGCACAACTCCCTCGTAGCCGAGGTAGAAGGCACCGGCGAGCTGGTTGGTCACCATGATCGGCGACGGGCCACCAAGCAGGTTCGGCCAGCCGCTCTTGAAGGTGCGAGGCCACTCCCGGTCCTGCGTGGGATCGACCTTGACGCCGAAGAACGGCGCCTCCTCGTCGAGATTCATCGAGGCGATGAGCAGCGTTCCCTCGTCGAGCTGCACTGCCCCACCGCAGGTGACGACGTAGCGGGTGTTCAGCCGTGCCTCGGCATCCCCGGGAGAGATATACGCGGTGGGCGTATTCCCTGCAACGGGGATGCCGGGGATCGCCGACTGAGGAGTGTTCACCCCACAGGCTTGATCGGCGCGCCCTTGGCATACAGGGATTCGCCGGCCGGGCCGTCGATGGTGTCGCCCTTCTCCCAGTGGAGGAGCTGCGTGAGGTGATGGCCCGTGAAGGATCTCACGACCTCGAAGACCCGGAAGACGACCGGCTCCTCGGCCTTGACTTCCTCGGCAGCCTTCTCCTCGGCGGTGGCGGTGGCCGCAGCTACATCAGCTGCGGCCACCTCCTCGGGCGTGGGTTCCGTCTTGGGTGCGGCAGTGGTGGCCATGTGGCTCCCTTGGTCTAGGCGTGCTCGACGACGACGGCCCGCTTGTAGGCGGAGGCGTCACCGGTGAGCATGTCGGTCCCGACCGTATAGCCGCCGATCCACGACCATGTGGACGAGAGCACCTGGCCATACCGATCGAGCGGGGCACGCAGGATCCGGGCGATGCCGTTCACCATGTCGACCTGCACCGTCGACCCGGCGTTGAGCTCGGAGACGAGGTTGCCCATGTCCTCGAACGGCGCCTTGATGAGGCACCCGTCGCCGCAGACGATCGGCCGGTAGACCGGCACTCCCGAGGGGTTCGTCACGGCGGGGGTGACGTTGTTCATCACCCAGTCGATGCCCACGAAGCGGCCGAGGAACTCGATGCCCCCGGCGCCCCCGGCGCCGGCCCCCAGGGTCAAGTTCTCGTAGGCCGGGCTGTCCGAGCGGCCCTGGTAGACCTGCCGGAAGTTGGCATCTTGGAAGAGCTCGTTGAGCGTCTGCGGACTGATGTGGGCCGTATAGGCCCCGCCGACCGGGCTGACGTTCATCGAGCGCAGCCGGGTCACGGCCGACTCGAACAGGGACAGGGTGGCGACGTCGCCGGCCACGATGGTCGACTGGCTCGTCCGGGCGTTCGGCCGGTAGATGACCGGAGCGATGGCCGAGACCACGGCAGCACCGTTGGCGACCGTAGCGGCCGTTCCCAGGGTCAGCGTGTTCGTGCTCGTGTTCACGCCGGTGACCGTGTTGGCCACGCCGCCGATGGTGATGCTCAGGGGGTTGGAGCCGGACACGGGCTGCAACTGCGGCACGGCCTCACCGGTGGCACCGTTCACGAGGGACGTGGTGGACAGCGTGGTCGGAGCCTGCGTGAAGCCGGCGGCGCTGGCCACGACCAGGGTGGTCGAGGACGTGGTGCCGGCCGTGGCGTAGCTGGTCCCCTCGCCGTAGGCGCCGTAGAGGGCGCCCTGGCCGATGAGGTTGAGCGACTGCGCTGCGTTGATGCCGAGCTTGCGGACGTCCTCGAGGTACTTGCTGGCGAGGGCCTGGGCGCTCATGGCCATGTTGGTGTCGATGGACTTGCCCCACTGATCCATCTTCACGCTGTACTGCTCGAAGCCGTAGGCGTCGGGGGAGGCGTCGGCACCGGTGGTGGGAACCGTGATGGGCGGGATCAGACCGCCGCGGGTGAAGATGCCCTGCGAACCGATCTGCGAGCCCCAGGGGCGCTCGTCGGCGAGGGTGTCGTACAAGAACATGGGGATGAGGGCGGCATCGAACACGCCGTCGAGGAGGCCGTTCTGCACGATCTCCTGTAGTGAGGGAGGGAGGTTGTCGCGAAAGCTCATGGTGGGCCGGGCCTTTCAGGGGCTAGAGTTTGACGCCGTACTTACGTGCTGCTGCGGCCACTTCGGC